GGCGTCTAACATCTTCCTCAACCCACCGAGCCAATGAATGAAGAAGCACTAAAAATATTCTCGGCTGATCTCGCGAAGGAACTGAAGGCGAAGCTTCAGGGCCAAGAGACAGCTGACTTCATCGACAAAGTAAAAGCGTCCGGCGATGACCGGACGTTTGAGGTTGTGATGAGCACGGCGGACGAGGACCGCCAGGGCGACTCGCTCGACCAATCGACATGGGATTTTAAATATTACGACCTCAATCCCGTCGTCCTATGGGCGCACAACTATTCCAGCTTCCCTATCGGCATTATCACTGACATTGAGATCCAGGGCGAGAAGACGGTGGCGACCGGAAAGTTCGCCCCGGAAGGCGTGAACCCCGATGCCGATATGGCGTGCGCTCTATACCAGTTGAAAATTCTCCGCGCGGTATCCCCCGGCTACATCCAGAACGATGACGGCACGCGCGAACTCCTCGAAATGAGCTTTTGCCCCGTCCCCGCCGGACGCAACGCCTTGTCCATGCGCCAAGTCCATACGCTCGGCTTATCGACCCGCGAGCTCATCACCAAAGGCTTTTTCTTCGAGGCGAAAGCGGAGGAGATCGGCGGCCACTGCGAACTCGATGACGGCACGCTGGGGATACTCGCGGATGACCCCGAAAACCCCGGCCACCTAATATGCGTTCCGAACGAAGAAGGCAAAGCACAGGAAGAGAACAAAGCAACTACCGAAAACATGAACGACGAACTCAACAAATCACTCAAAACAGAAACGAAGCGGCACGGCGAGGCCATCGTGAAGAGCATTGATGATTTCACCGAGAAGTCCTTCGACAAGGATGGCAACACTGGGAATGACACGACCAAAGAGATCGACGAGTTCGAGAAGTCCATTGATGGTGAACACGCCGAACATCTCGACAAGTGTATGAAGGCCATTGACGACAACTACGAGCTCGAAGACCAGAAGAAAGCCATCGACGAGTTCAAGTCCGCCATGCAAGGCGAGCACATGAAGCACGTCAAATGCTTCGACAAGGCAATCGACGAGTTCAAATCCGATTGGGCTGACGGCGATGATTCAGACCGCAAGAAAGCCATCGATGACTTCACCATGAAGTCCGCAGCCGAACTTGGCCGGCACGAAAACGCTCAACAGGATCTCGTGAAAGCCGAGATGGGCGAAGGGGAATCAGACGAAGAGAAAGCCGCCGCCGAGGCCATTCAGAAGGCCGGGGCGAGCATTTCCGCAAAGAACAAGGAGAAACTCAACGCTGTTATCAAAGCTCTCGAAGCTCATCACGAGGAGCACGGGAAATCCACCAACGATGTAATCGCCAGCCTCAAGGAACTCATGGGTTCCCCACAGGAAGACGAGGGGGAGGAAAAGAAGTCTGAAGAGGCTTCTGCCCCGAAACCAAGGTCGAGTCCTCCGGTAGCTACGGAGAGCAAGAGCGACGAACCTCTTACCGAGTTCGAAACTTACATGCTCACCCGCAAGTTACTGAAGGCGGTCTACCAGACAGCCGGAGAAGGACTCACCAAGATCAGCAAAGACCTTCGCGAGAAATATCCGTCTCGACGTTAGACCACAATCCTACAACTCTATAAATGGATAAAAATGAAGTCTTAGTGGCGGCTGTCCAAGACACCGTCAAGAAGAGTTTCAACGACTTTATGGAAACGTCCCTCATCCCCACGATGGAGGAAGTTTCCGTAAAGGCAGCCCGCAAAGAAGTCGAGCGGATGCAGATCGAACGCTTCGTCCGTGGCCGGGATGTTTCCGGCTTGGGCGACGAGCAAAAGAAGGCTTTTGCGAAGCAGGTTCAGTCCGTGTTCCGCGGCGATCGTGAAGGCGCTTTGAAGGTGAAAGCCAACGAAGCCCTCATCGGCGAACAGGACAATCGTGGAGGCTACTTGGTCGAGGCAGAAGTAGCGAGCGCAATCTTGCGTATCGCCGCTTCCGTCGGAACGATCATGAAGCAGTGCCAGCAATGGCCGATGAAGACCGACGAATTGGGCATCCCCAATTACACCGGCTCATTCCTTACCGGCTCCTACGTCGGCGTTGACCTTCCGGGCACCGTTACCGGCTTGACCTTCGGACAGGCGGTTCTCATTGCGAGAAAGTGGCAGCTTGCGTTCACCGTTGGCAACGACCTTTTGGCCGATGCCTCGGTCCAGCTCGCTGACTGGCTCCTTGCGATGGCTGGCGAAGCTCTCGCCAACATGGTTGACCAACAGGGATTCATCGGCGGAACCGTTACCACGGCCCCGGGTCCTTTCGTTGGCATCTTCAATACCGCGAACGTCCAGAAGTACACGTTGGCAACAGGCGGCACAACCTACGCGAAGTTCGGCGTCATTGCCGACGCTTCCGCGATGATCGGGTTGCTCGAAGAGTCGATCTTGGAAGGTGCTGCATTCTACATGCACCGCACCGTCTGGGCATCGCTCCGCGTGCAGACCGATACCGATGGTATGCCGCTCTTGCTCTTCGGTGGACTCGCGTCACCGGCAACGTTGGACATCGACCCGACCGGCGGACCTATCAAGCCGGCAGGATCGATCCTCGGCTTCCCGGTTTACACGAACCGTTGGCTCCCTTCCACTTCGACTGTCTCCCAGACAAGCACCCCGTTCCTGATCTTCGGGAACATGAAGGCGTGCGCGTTCGGCGACAAGGGCGATTTGAGAGTGGCCCAGTTCGAGTCCGGCAGCTTCGGCGGCAAAGAGGTGGCTCTTTCCGACCAGCGCGGTATCGTTTACAAGCACCGCCACGCGTTCGTGGTCGTGCTTCCTCAGGCCTTCGTGGTCGCCTACACATCGGCGTCCTAGTCTGGCTTAATCCCGCTTCGGTTCATGCTGTTTCCTCAGCGTGAGCCGGACGGGACGAGGAGTTTACAAACGTTTATAAACCGCCCGTCGAACCGCAAGGTTCGTCCCTTCCGATTAAAGTCGAGGGAAGGCAGGGGCCAAAAAAACAAACTTATGCGTTTTTCTGCTTATGATGATGTTCGAAACGTTTCGAGCGTCATCCCACAGAGCGTGAGCGGTTCCAGTGCCGTGAATGGTGTTTCTGTCGATACCCTCGGGTACGACAACGCCAAGATTCACGTCTACTCCGCCCTGGCTTCGGGTTCGCCCTCAGCCGCGGCTCTTGCCGTAACGCTCCAGGAGAGTGCTGACGGTAGCACGAACTGGGCGAATGCGCTCGACAACACCGGAACGGTCATTGGCTTCACGCTGAGCGCCCTTCAGAGCGCGGCAGCAGTGAACCAAGCCCGCGTCGAAGGCCTCAACCTTAATCGGAAGCGGTACCTTCGCGTGGTTGTGACGCCTACCTTTACCGGAGGCACATCGCCAGCGGTCCTCGCTTACGGCGAGGTCATCTTCGGCGGTGGAGCACAGCAGCTCCCAATCACTTCAACTGTGAGCAATACATAGTTGGATCTTCGCTCCGTGGCACTTCCGGTGTGGTAAGTGCCACGACACGAGGATCATTCCTCACCATTCAATGACACAAAAAGCCGAACAAGTTTATTCCTTCGCATTGACCACCCTCAGTCGCGTCAAAGACCGCTTGGGGATTTCCGATGAGTCTTTCGATCCGCTTCTCACGCGCTTGATTAGCGGCGTCACCGATTCCATAGAACGAACCTGCGGGAAATCGGGCTTGGAGAAAAGCCCGAACGATGGGCACTTCGTCCAAAAGACCTACACGAACGAAGTCTATAGCGTCCGCGGAACCAAGCAGCAACGCCTTGTCCTTCGCAACGCTCCCGTGGCGTATTCGTTCTTGACCGGCAATCTCACGAACAATTTAACAACGGTTTCGAACTGCTCAACGGTCGCAGGGCTTGTGGTAGGGATGCCCATTGTTGGCGTCGGCATTTCGACAGGAACGACCATCGCCGCAATAGGGTCCACCACCATCACCTTGAGCCAGGTTGCTGGAACCACCCAGACAGACGTATACCTCGAAGCAAGCGGCCTCTTGAGCTTCCAATGGCGCGCGGGAACGCCGAGCAACCCGTTCTGGACGGCATTCATTCCCGACCAGTTCGAGATCGAGGAACAGGGCGCATCGGGCATCATCCGCGTCTATGGCGTGATGCCGCGGCTCTATTCGAACATGCTCCGCGCCACCTACGTCGCGGGCTATCCGGTTGACTGGGAGAACGCAGGCAACGGTTCTACGCATCAACTCCCGGCGGATCTCACGGGCACGTGCGAGAACATCGTGGTTCGCTTATTCAAGCGCCGCCAGCTCGACGGCAAAGCAAGTGAGAACATCCAGGGCGCAACGACCGCGTGGCGGGACAAACTCGATTCTTCCGATCAGGATGTCATCACCTCGTACACCCGCGTCGGCACTTATTTTTAACCTCAATGGCCACATTCCAAGTTTCTATCCCCAATCTTGCCCAACTACAAAAAGCGATCGCCTCGTACCCCTCGATCTCCACGCCCATCCTTCAGAACGCCATCGTTGCCGCGCAAGCGATCCTTGCGAAGTTCACGACATCGGCCACTGTTCCCGTGCTTACCGGATACCTCTTGCAGAACTGGGGTTTTGCCATCGGGAATCTCCAGGCGAGCTGGTATCCAAAAGCCGCGTACGCCTCCTATGTCGAATTCGGCACCGCGCCGCACATCATCAAGGCGGTCAACGCGAAAGTGCTCGCCAATAGCAAGACCGGGCAATTCTTTGGCCCAGAAGTCCATCACCCCGGAACGAAAGCCAACCCCTTCCTCGAACGCATCATGGCAGCTTCCCAGCCG